AATGCAAATGATGGCTCTTCCCCTTCTTCGCCTTCGCCTTCACCCTCACTTTCATCAATATCACTTGCATTGGCAACCGCATCTTCATCATATGCACCGGCCTCTACACCAGCCACATCCTCATCGGCAGCAATATCGCTCTTTTCAGAACCAGTCTCGGAACCTGCAACTGAACCTTCTTCAGTATCTGAACCATCTACCTTCTTATTTATATCTAAATTTTCTTCATCGCTTAATGACATTTTTGTTGACGTCTTTATATATAATATATTGGTTTGATTTTATTTCAATTTTATCATAATATTAAAATCTCAATATATGAAAAATACCCAATATATGAAAAATACCCAATATATGAAAAATACAATTATATGAAAAAATATAATTGTATTAAATGTCTAAATGATAACTCAAATAACACATTTAATTATAAAGTCGAATAGATTTATGATAAAGCTTGCTCTGTGTTCCAAACAGTATCACAAGTGGCGCACAGATATACAAAATTCATATTAATATCATCATACCTAAGATAAATAATTTCGCGTTTGTTATCGGAAGCGACAACAACCGGTGCTTCTAATGCTGCTGCTGCTCCAGAAGCTTCCTTCTTTTTTGACTCTGCACCCTCCGCCGCACCCTCTTCCCCACCACCACCATGATTGCTTTTACAAGATTGATTTGGACACTTGATCGTATTGATACGAGGCAAAGTAGGGTCCAATTTTGTATATTTATTTAGAATCGAGTTATATTTTTGCTTTGTGTTTTTAAAAGATGTCTTCGAAATTGTCACACTATTCAATGAAATATTTTTATTTTCGTGACCACAATTTCGACAATAATATACGATTGAATTCGGGTCCTCTTCAGATAAACGGATATAATACATATTGTTACAGTTTACACAGAAATGCATTTTTATATGAGGAGATAGTTTGACACAGAATGGTGTATAATATATTGTAATATAGTTTTATTTGTTTATTTCAATTTTATGTAATTATTATAATATATATGTTTTAATTTTATAAATATTACTCAATAATAATGTTATGTTTATTCATCAATACCATAAATCTTTCAAGCAGTTTATCAAAATTTACCTGAAAGGACATACCATATAATGAACGAACCGAATACAAATTATTAATATTTTTACTAACATTTGTTCGAATAATTTCAAGCATATATTTTGAATTTCTCTTTAAACAATCTTGCATAATACCATAAAAATGTTCTTTATAATCCGCTTCAATCGGAATAGTATTTGTAGTCATAAAATCAGTTATTACTTGAATACAAGAAAAATCTATATTTTTATATAAAATCATTGTATGATAACTATTATAATCATTATGTGTTTCTTTTACACCAGGTTCGTGTAAAAGTGGCTTACTGTCCATAATAGATAACATTGTCAAAAGACATGACTTTATAGTCTGACACGATGTCCACTGTTCACCTCGCCACGTATTAAAAATAGACAAACAAATCTTACCACTTTTATAAAAATTGGGATGAAATCGTGTAATACCATCATTGGTTAAATATGTAACCAAAGGAGGCGAATGCGGGTAATCAAGAGGAAAACTAAATTGAAAAAAATAATATCCACCAAAATAAAGTGAATCAGGTGGACCCACTATCATAACATACGCTTTTAAAATATCAGTTTCAGAATGTTTGTAATATATACCCTCACTTTCAAGCGACGAAGTAACCATATCTCTTATATCTTTCAATAACCGATCGATCGTTTCTTTTGGAATACTTACCGGAGTAGGGGCAGCCGCATCTCCACTCCCAACATATGTGTTATTATCAGCCATTTTTAAAATACAAGTTATTAACTCGCCAATATATGTTATGTATATTTAACGTTTATGTCATTTTTTTATATATATTAGTTTTTCAATAAACAAGATTCTCTATTTTAGGCAATCTTTTTGAAACATATAAAATTGACATAAAAATATCTTTCTTTATAATATACAAATGGAAACCCCGAAAACTTACAACAACAACAACAACAATAACAAGAACCTTACCAAATCAAAACTCAATCAAAACACAATAATGTCATCACCATCCTCATCAAATGAATACGAACAATATATGAAGCAATTTTATATGAAAAAAAATGACCAAGCTACTGCTGGGCTATCATTTACACATACGAGGATACCAAGTCAACCACACGGTGTAACAGGAGGGACGTTTTATATACCATCAGAAAAACTACCTGAATTCTGGGCAAAATATTCGAAACACGTTATAATGAATCGTCGTCACGAATATCTAACAGAGAAACAGCTTCCAGGCGCAGGTCCTCTTCTGGTCGACTTGGACTTTCGATATGATGCTACCATTGATACACGGCAGCATAAGAAAGAAGATGTAGAAAATATTGTCGAACTTTATATGGAAGAACTTTCCAAGATTTTAAATATAAGCGAAGGACAGAAAAAAGAAATCAGTGTATTTGTATTCGAAAAACCAAATGTGAATACAGATGATGAAAAATATACAAAAGATGGAATTCATATTCTTATTGGAGTTCACGCTGACCGCGCGGTTCATCATATGCTGCGCAACAATGTGTTGAAAAAGATTCCCGACATTTTAAAACACTTGCCGTTGAAAAATTTGTGGGACGACATTTTGGATGATAATATTTCAAGGATGGTGAATCCTGTTGGGTGGCAGCTTTATGGATCGAGAAAGCCTGGCAATGAAGCATATGTGCTTAAATATCAGTATAATTTCGTATATGTAAAAAATGAAGCACAAGACGAGGACGCGGAAATTGACGAAGAACACGAGGATATAGATCGTTGTGATGATTGTGAGGATGGTGATGACGACAATGATTCCGTGAGTTCGTCAAGCACAGCTCCCAAATCGAATTGCGTATGGGGGTGGGAATATGAAGAGAAAAATGCATCATTTTTCGATTATACTAAGAACTTTCATCTACTATCAGCTCAATATGACGGCAATCCGGCATTTGATGTGCTTGAATCTGTACGTCGCGAATACGAAGATATTAAGAGAAACAAAATACGCAGAACTCCTCAGGCAAAATCAGGGACAATTGTGCGCCGTCGCGTTGCTTCTAGCTCTAGTAATATTCTAGAAATTACAAATCGTGAACAATTGACGGATGAAATTGATAGAATATTTAATAGTCTTGAGACGCGTGAACACTACATCAAAGAAACAAGCGATTATGCGATGTGTCTTCCTGATAAATATTATAATCAATATAACTTATGGATACGAGTTGGATGGGCCCTGCGTAATACTAGCGACAAACTATTCCTCTCTTGGATTCTATTTAGCTCACAGTCGGAGAAATTCAGTTATGATAAGATTTCGGAATTCTATGATAAGTGGCAGACATTTTCAATGGAAAACGAAGACGGTTTGACGCGCCGGTCTATTATTTACTGGGCGCAAAGTGATGCTAAAGAGAGATATTACGAGGTATATAAAAAGACTATAGATTATTACGTCGATATTACGCTGTCTAACGAACTGGTCAATATAAACGGAAAACCTGAAACAACTGTCGTGGATTTGGCTGTCGTTCTTTACAATATGTATAAAAATAGATTTGTATGTGCTGACTTCGGAGACAATGTATGGTATGAGTTCGAAAACAATAGATGGGTCGAATGCGACTGTGGTATATCACTTAGACAAATGATCTCGACCGAAATGTATAATGTCTATGTTTCGCGCATTGGCTCAATTGGAAGTGGTGGCGGCGGTGCAGGCGGCGGCGCTCAGTCAGGAAAAGCAAGCAAGCAACTTGCTACGGCAGCAGGTGGTGGAGGAGCAGCAGCTACAAATGGAGGGGGTGACGAAAACAAGCCGAATCAGTTTCAGCATAGGATTTCAGATATATGCTTGAAACTTAAAAATGCGGTAACCAAAGGGCATCTTATGAAGGAAGCCCAAGAGCTCTTTTACGACAAGTCATTCTTACAGAATATCGACACGAAAACGCATCTATTGTGTTGTAATAATTGTGTTATTGATTTCAAGGAAAAACGAGCAAGAAAGGGACAACCCGATGACTATGTTACAAAGTGCACAAATATCGACTACTACCAACTCGACCCGAAGAAACACAAAAAGACAATGGATGAGATTCACGACTTCATGAATAAATTGTATCCTGAAGAAGATATTCGGACATATATGTGGGAACACTTGGCATCGTGTTTGATCGGTATTAATTATCCGCAGACATTTAATATTTATACCGGCTGTGGGAGCAACGGTAAGTCGAAGCTGGTTGAACTTATGTCGATGGTTTTGGGTGAATATAAAGCGGTTGTCCCAATTTCGCTTATCACGAGCAAACGAGCATCTATTGGTGGAACATCATCGGAAATCGCACAACTTGTTGGTATTCGATATGCTGTTATGCAGGAACCGTCAAAGGGTATGCGCCTTGAAGAAGGTCCTATGAAAGAAATTACCGGCGGTGATCCTATTCAAGGACGCGCTCTCTTTAAAAATATGATTACATTTCGACCTCAGTTTAAATTAGTTGTTTGCACAAATACTCTTCTGGATGTGAAGGCAAACGATGAAGGCACATGGAGACGTATTCGCAAAGTAGACCATAAGGCGGTGTTTTGTAATAATCCGCAAAGCGATGACCCCGACTCACCGTATCAATTCTTGATTGACAAGCGCCTTGATGAGAAATTTAAAACTTGGGCGCCTGTATTCTTAGCGATGCTTGTAGAAAAGGCTTTTGAAACAGGTGGTATGGTCAGTGATACACCGGCAGTTGTGGCAAGTAGTGAGAGTTACAGGAATAGCCAGGACTATATCAATGAATTTATTCGTGACAAGATTCGTAAAGTCGATGGACACTATGTGAAGAAAACTGAAATGTATGAGTCGTTTAAGATTTGGTATATTGAGCACTATGATAGGAATGTTCCTCGTGGTAATGAAATCTATGAAGTATTTGACAAGAAATATGGCAAATATACAACAAAGGGATGGAAGAATCTGTCAATCATTTATAATCACGATGAAGTAGAAGAAGAAAACTGAATAAATTATAAATTATATTATATTATCGTGGATAATATACTATTGCGATAATATGATACTACGATACTACGATAACTTTTTATTGACTAAATACAAGACATTAAGCAGTTAAGCAGTTATGCGGTTATTAACAGCTGTAAATATAAAACTCCATACCATCTGTATTTTGGTTAGAACCCATAAAACAATATCTGTTGAAAAATAGGGATACAAAATAAACCCAATTAATAATCCAATTGTTTTAGCCGATATATTCCTTAAGTATATTAATACGATCCCTACCCATAAAATAAGTAATGTCCAATAAATAATACTTGGGAAAACTGTCCAATTTTTAACCGATTCATTTAATTTTGCTTCATACACTGATTTACGATTATATGTATACGCTTCCGTATTCCCGTAGCCTATTATATCTGTTAACTTTTCATTTTCTGTTTCTAGTTTTTTTAGTAATATTTTCATATTTTTTTCTGCTATATCCTGCTCTCCTACAACCGTTATTAAACTATAAATTAAATTATTAGAATCAGTAAACTTACTATTCAACTCATTTAATTCATTTATTCCTGTTTGTTGATATCTATTAATTAATAATGTCTGATACTGGGCACTACCATTTGGTTTATTTGTAATATAATCTTGTTGTGCTATATCATAGTTTAATTGAGCATTATTCATTGCTTTTTTTGCTGACTGAAAAGCAAGCTGTTTATTTAAATCCGTGGCAGCATTATTCATTTCAGGGGAGAAAAGTGTATTATTGATCGATTCGGCTGTGCTTTGAACCTTTGTTAACGTATCAAGTATCTGCGGCGAATTGCAACCGTTACCCATTTGTTTATGCATATTGGAATTCGAATCGGTTGTGTTTTTTATTATTTCATTCTTTATATCATCTAAAGACGGAGCCATTATAATTTGTAATTCTGTAAAATATTATGCTATATCTATAATAACATAGTATTTTATTTTATATTCAATATAAAATAGTAAAATAGTAAAACTAGTTATTTTGTTATTTTGTTATTTTGTTATTTTGTTCTTATTTTACAATACAGTTTTTCATTAAGAATTATATGCTTCCGGAACTGTAGTATAATAATTAGTTTCTACTGAAGGAACATTACAAGCGTTTAGCATCTTCGATCCTCCTTTACTTGATACAAAAGATTCTTGATTACTCATTGACATAGTCATCGGGCTAGTGGTAGTTACCGTCGAAGATGGCTGAGGATTAGTAATACCGGAAGTATTTGTCGAACCTGCACCTGCACCTGAACCAGCATCACCGGTATATCCAGCATCCCCTGCTATACTATTTTCTAAACTAGACGCGGTCTTTGTAATATCGCTACATAAGTTACTAACCCATTGCCTTCCATATGTTTCATCTGTTTTCTTATCTATCTTGTTGTGTGTTCTTGATGGCAGATTTTTTTCATTGAAAGGAAAATTATATTTATCAAAGTCAATATTATTTCGCCTAGATATATCCCATACTTGTTTTCCGATAATAATAATTCCTATAGCAAGAGTAGCAATAATAAGAATACTTGATATGGCATCGCTAATAAAACCTATTTTCATTAAAAATATTACAAGTATAATAATACCGCAAAATAAAACAATTTTTTTCATAACGGATGAATGAGCCTCATACCTTCTTGCGTAATAATTATTAACACCAATCAACCTTTCCGAGTTATTATGTAAATCTATTTGTTCTCCAAGTTGTTCAAGTTTTACATTAAGTGCATCAGCCATTAATTGATTCGCTACATTGCTATTCGCTACAACAGGGCGTATAGCTTCAATCTGTTGCTGAGTTAACTGATAAGAAGTTGTAAGAGTTTGATATATAGATTTCTTAATTTTTTCTATATTTTCAATTTCTGCTAAAAGTTTCTTTATTCGTTTATTCGTTTCAGGATTATTTAAATCCGAAGTATTCACTCCATTTGCTTTTGTTTCAACGCCAGTCTCGTTTATAGTCTGTCTAAGAAGATCATTTTCGGTGATTGATAATGTTTGTAAATTATCCAGTAAACTTTTAGTCGTATTTTCATAGGCAGTTTGTGTGTTTGAAATACCGCTTGTAGGATCCATTTATTTTAATATACAATATTAATATACAATATTAAAATAAAATAAAAATTATTATAGATTATATAAATTATAACTTTACAGATTACGTCATTAACTTTATATATTAACTACTTCCAATACGTAATGCCTTAATTGCCGCAATAGATAGTAAAAGTGTCACTATACCCCATATAATATATTTGTAATTATCGCTTACTAAAATAAGATCAGTATTGTCTTTCGCAGCTATTTTTGATATAGCATTATTTTCTTTTGTTTTTATTTCTTTGTTTACATTATGAATAATATCTTCAAACATATGTGAAAACATATTGTTTGTTTGTAAATCATCCATAGCCTTATTTTGTTTTTCATATATATTCGTCATTTGATTTTGTATAATTTGACCTTTCTCGATAGCATTAGCATTAGCACTATTTAAACTTTGGATTTCACTGTCTAAAACTACCGCCATTCCACACTTTTTATCTGTGGTCATAGGTTGACCAGTAATATAATTTCCGAAGTTATTGTATACATCATTTTTTATATTTGCAACTCTTTTGCTACACGATTCATCTGTCATATCCATTGTTACTTTTACATCTCGAATATATGTAGTCGATCCTTCCTGATATATTCTATTCGCATTTGGAAATAATGACTGTGGAGTATATGTATTGCAATTACCGTTGATTATTGTGTATCCTCCGCAACTATCATCATTTGAGCAAATATTACCACATTGGGTCGGATCAGTTACACCAGATGTAGTTGTTAATGGATTTGTATTAGGCAAAAAATTTTTACTTTCTATATATGAATCACCTAAAGGGAATCCTCCATTAGGTTGGTTATATGAATATACATAGTTATTCATATCCACGTATGATAGACTACCTACATTATTTGCTTGTATATTACCGATATAATACATAGCATAAGATTCATCGCCGGGCGTAGCGTTACTAATATTACCCATAACATAACCACTACTATCTGATGCTAAGTTATACAAAGAATACTCAATGATAAATTTAAGGTCTGTAGTTAATTTTAATCTACATATTCCGTTTGGCGATGCTAAGAATTCTCCAGGTGAAAACGTCACAAGACTATTATTAGGGAATGAAAATACACTAGGGCTTGGAGTTGTATTTGTCGATGTAACGCCACTTTGTTGAACCCAATCATAACGTGGAGCATTTAACCGAACCGTATTCCCATTTTTTAAAGGTAAAGATTGATTTAATAAATCCTGTTGTGCAGCTGTAGGAATAAATTGCCAAACTATGTCCCCGGTTGCTGAATTTGTTATACTAGTAATACCATTATCTGCAATCTGAAGATTAAATATACCATATTTCGACATCGGTTCGATACAGCTAGCAGTAACTTGTGTTCCCTCATATACCGATTGAGCTGGCAATGACATAGCCGTTTTCCCACAATTATATGATACTGTTACATCCGTGCCTTCTCCTGACTCGTGAATGTCCGAATAATTTACTGTATATTCTGGTTGACAATAAGTAGCTTGCCCAAATTCCCAATTAAGCAGCCATTCATACTCTGGCAAATACAGCCATCTAGGACAGTTTAGTTCCGATTCTATTGTAGTACGCACTGTTCCAAATGTTACTGATGACTGACCAGTCGGGTTGCTAGCAGTTACAACACTGTCATTAAATAACATATTATTTTTATTATCCATACCGCCAGATAAACCATATGTAGCATTTACATTATTAATAGAAGCACCATATATAGGATCTACATTCGATAATATTGTTGGGTCTAAATCAGTATTTAATAGATTTGCATTTGTTGGGTCATTGCTAGTTGGAGCACCATTATAAATTCCACCATTTGCACCAAGAACAATAACACCATTAGATATTGTAACCCCTTGGAAAACCTCACATAAAAATATGTCATTGGTATATGATGAATTCCAATTTCCTGAAGGTGACACACCAGTATAACAATTACCATAACTATCGACAGATGCATATGCGTAGCCACTTTGTCCTGAATTATCAGCTGCTCTTTCCAAACATTGTTTTACTGTAACATTACTTCCCATATCGCTATTTATGTTTAATGAAAGATTCGACGTATAATCACCTTGATAACTAATATTATTACCTAAAAGCGGATTTCTGTCATATACATAAACATTTTGCCCTGCATACGATCCGATGGCATTCTGAGCAGAAACAGTAGGCATCTGTGCGGTTTGTCCTAATAATACTGTGTTGGCACTATTGGGTTCTCCTGATGATATAATTTTATATTTATTATTTTGATTTATTGGAAGAGCCATAGACAAGGGTATATTTAAATCACTAGAGGCAAACTTGGCATTACTATTACTTGCTACTTCGCCAGGATATTTTGAAAATATACCCATTGCATTTACAGCTCCCTGAACACCATTCACGGTAGTTACATTGCTATTAGCTAATGAATTTTTACCATTTGATTTTAAAAAATTATTTGCCACCGCAGTTGTATCTTGGCCGGTAATAACAACATTTTCAACACTACTGTTCACATCTTTTACTACTCCTTTCATAATATTATTTTCAGCGTTGTTTACTCTTTTTATATCTTTGTATTGGTAATCAGCTGGTATATACGGCGCCTTTGATGATGAAGCAGATGCACTATTACTATTACTATTACTATTACCTGTAAATGCTTCTATATGTGATAAAAAACCATTTGAAGATTGTTCTCTGTATTTATTTTTTTTTTTATTGCCACCCATTTGAGCTTTACGTATT